CAACACCAGAATCTTCAAGAAGTTCCTGCGACACTTGTGTCAAGAAACCGTATTTGAATGCTCCGAGTGTGATGAATGCCGAGAATGCTGGATCGGATTCGCCCAATGCTGCTGCTTCTGCGTTGACAGTTCCTACGGAGTAGGTTGACAAACGTGGAATCTGAAGGTTCTCGCCACTTGCGGTGTTGAGGACAGTTGATGTTGCCAAGACTGGCGCAACCAAACGTGCCTTCATGATCACTTGGTTGTAGAACGAAGTTGGTACTGGTGAACCAGTGCTTGACTTCAGGACATCACGACGCTCGAAACTTGCCGAACGTGTTTCGCCCTTGATGAGCGCACGGATCATTGCGACATCTTCGTTCACTGATGCCGAAGCAACTGGACGAACTTGGTCTGCAATCTCACGGGTTGCTGCGTCCATGCGGAGTTCGCGTGTTTCATCTTCACGGAGTTTGGCAATGGTTGCTGCTCGCTCGTTCAGTTCGTCGTTCAGACGGCTGTAGGTTTGCTCTTCTTCTGCTGAGAGGTCACGCTTTTCGGCTGTGGCCACGTCGATGATTGCTTTGGCTTGGTGCCATGCTTGCTGACGAATCTCAACTTGACGGTCTAGATATTCTTTCATGATTTGTTTCTGCTTTCGGATTGTTGTGAATGGGGATACGCAGGGAGTTACTACTTCTCAACCTGATGCGGCTCCGCATACAGCAACAAGGTTGACGGCTCCGTCAACGATGCAGTGAACAGATGTTAGGCGATGGTCTTCAATAAATCAAGGTGCTTCGCCATGACACCGAGACGAGCTGGTGCAGCATCCTGCACCGGTTCAAGTTTGGCGACAGTTTCACGCAACAACATCGCATGATCTTGCGACAATGTTTGACCAGATTCTAGGTTGGTGATCGCGGCTGCGAGATGATCTGCGTCTATCCCTGTGCGAGTAGCAAGGGCATCGAGCGACCTGACTGCTGCGGTTGTGGCTGCATAGGCTGGGAACCCTGTGACAACGCTGACTTCATACAGTTTGATCTGACGCAGTTCACGGGACTGACCATCATCAGACCACATATCGCCACCAGATGGAACAGTGAAACCGAATGACATCGAGTTGACATCTCCACGTTGCATCAACACCGATAGGTCACGACCAATGGAAGTATCAGGCAACGAAGCGTCAACGAGTAAGCCTTTGGAGTCCTCAGATAGTCGCAGTGTTTTCGCACGGGTGGTGGCAAGAAGCATGCTCGAATCATGGTTCATGTACATGCGCACATTGTTCTTTGATTTGAGGGACTTTGAGAATGCGCCTGGCATGATCCGTTCAATGAATGGCAACGGTTCTGAAGGAGAGTTGAACACTGCTGCATAACCTGTGAACGACATCCCGTTACCTTTTGGATCGGCACGAAGTTCAAAGTCGTTTGATGTGATGCGACGTGTTTCAACAGTTGAGTCCATGTCGCCAATGCTAGTACCAAAATAGCCAAGCGATCTAGAGGACTTCGGATGCGACTTCGGAAGAAGATCATTGTCACCGATGTACTTATCATTCTCGGGTCTTCCGTTACGCAACAAATACAAGAACGCATTAACCCTTGCATAAGCCCACTGATCACGGGTGACACCTGGACGATGAGAAGTTGAATACGCTCCAGCTCCTCGACGGAACACTGTGCGCAACATACCAACCGTTGCCCGTTTGCCAGGGTTGTCACCAACCTCATCGTTGTGTTCTTTGGCTTTGTTTGTCAAACCTGTCTCAATGGCTTCTGACAACTCAATCGTCTTAGACCCAGCAGGAGCCTTGGCAGACCCAACAGGATTCTTATCTGATCCCGTGATCTGATCCTTCGGTGGGGCAGGAGCATCAGCGCGTTCAGCCTTGATCGCTTCAGCCTTAGACATAAACCAGTTCATCGCAGGTTCAGGGTCGAGTGGGTTGATGCCCCACAGATAGAACGCAACCGCACCGGCACCAGGGAACTCTTTGTCATCAGGATCAGAGTTCTTTGGCGCATCCAAATCCACAAGATGACGCGCACCCCAAGCGTTCGTGCGAATCACCTTGTCTTCAGTGACCTCACCTCTAGCCATGTCCCGTGCCTCACGCACAGTCCGATCAACCAAACCGTCACCAGCCAACCCTTGGCCGTAGTAATCCAAACCCTTGCGAGCAGCCGAACGAATATACACAGGAACATCCAACGACACCTGACGCTCCTCATCGTCCATGACATCTTCCGCTACATCATCAAAGTCTTCTTCTTCGTGGGGTTTCCAAGCGTTGCAATACCAACCGCCAAGAACATACGCATCCCACTTCATGCAATACGCTTTCAGCTCTTTGCCATCTTCTTGAATCATGTCTTCGTTGTAGTAGTGACAGTTCCCACATGCTCGACCTTCAGGAACATCAGAAGCCAACGCTGGACGATAGTTATCTGGCAACGCACGTTCACCACCAGGTTCCATATCCTCAGCAATCGACACAGCAACCATCTGATCAATCGCATCCTGCTTCGTGGTGTGGCAACCAATCACTTCACCATCTTCCTTGACGGTTGCCCAACCTGAACAATCAGGTGATTTGTCTGTAATGAAATAAGGCATCAGACCAACAACAATACTTCAGCATCATCATCAAGCGTGGAGAACGTGACCGAACCCAACGCACCTATGTTCGCACCACCAAGCCGTGACCCAGCCTCAGCCGACACCAACAGTGGTCGTCGAGGCTTGGGAATCTCAATGACGATCTGCTCTGGTGGCTCATGTTTCTTGACCGGTGCAGCAGGTTGCTTCCACCAACGCGAACCTGAAGGAGGTATGACAGGTGGTTCAGGAGGATTGATGTCAGCTGTGGCCGAACCAACCAGACTGCCAAGATCGGCTGAAGCAATCGCAGACTTATCCACCTTCGTTGTCGCAGAAGCATCAAGCCCACCCAAACTCGCTGACGCAATAACATCTTTGTCAACCTTCGTTGTTGCAGAAGCTTCAAGCCCACCCAGATCAGCGTTCGCTGACACACTCTTTCTTGCTTTGGCTTTAGCCGAAGCGTCAAGCCCACCCAAGTCTGCGCTCGCAACAGCAGGCACCACCACTGTTGCTGTGGCTGTAGAACTTGTTCCACCAAGCGATGATGTTCCAGTAGCGAACCGTTTGACTGTTGCTGACGCTGTAGCACTTGTCCCACCAAGCGACGATGCGCCAGTGGCGTTCATCGGGAATGGTGAACCATCCAAACCAACTGTGGCATCATCCAGTTCAGATGTGTCGAGCGTAAACCTGCTGAACGCCATAGGCGAACTAACTTGCGAGAGTCAACGAAACAGTGAGATTGCCTGAACTAATTGTGTAAGTGTCACCAGCCGTGTACGGGTTCGCTTGAATCGTGCCAGAGAATAAGAAGTTGCCACCTGATAACGCATCCCAACAAGTGAAATGGTTTGCATCCTCAGACCCTGCGATGTTCGTCCAACTGATGTCAGCATCAGAAGCCAACGCACCTGTAGTAGAAATACCAAACGACACCGACTTCCGTGTCGTCTCCACAGCAGGGTTTGAAGTACCAGCAGCACCAGGATCACCAGTGTGGAGTTTCACGTATGGTACTGCCACCGAGAACGCTGTTGCGTTGCCCAATGCGTTCATCCATGCGTTGCCTAAGTATGCGCCTATTCCGTGTGCCATTAGTCTTCAACCCTTTCAGTGATTGTGAGAATGCGTCCATCAGCATCACGTTCAACGGTGCGAACAGTTGGCTTCGACTGTGGCATGTTCACACGAACCACAGTCTCGGGAACATTGATGATTGGTGCAGGAACATTTACAGCCGGAGGCGTATAGTTCAACACCACTTCAGGCATATTGATACTCATATCCTGCGACTTCACCTCATACACCGAAGCAGGATCAGCAGGATTGATCGTTGACAACGCCTGCAACTGTGTCGAAGGAACACCAGTATGAGCAATCCTTGGCAACTCCAACGCAGCCATCACCTCAGCAGGATCAAACCCAGACAAAATTAAACGCTGAGCAATGACAGACTTACGATCCAACTCAGACAAGTTCGCAGCAGCAATATCCACGTTCGCCAAAGGCACCCGATACACATCCCCACCCTCAGTCGGTGCCATATCCTCGATGCGATGGATGTCGTTGATCGACAAGAAGCCTGATTGCAGACCTGTTGAGAACGCTGCATACCGTGAAGCCTGATCGCCACGAAGCAGACCGTCAACATTGAACTTCAAGAATGCTCGACTGTCCAACAACTTCTGGTAGCCATCCTCGATCTTGGAGATGTACGGACGCAACGTGTGCTGAACGAAGTGAATGCCGTTCTGTTCCACTGACGCATACGACATTGCTCCAGCTGTGGTGACACCAAGCATTGATGGTGGACACCTGAATATGCGACCAATCTCTTCGATGGCGAATCGGCGTGATTCTAGGAACTGTGCTGAATCATTGTCAACGGTTGTCTTGGTGAACTTTGCTCCACCGAACAACACTCCTGGACGATGTGAGCGGCGCAAACCTCTGTGACCTTCCTCAAACGAGGACACTAAATCTTTTGCTTGTTCACGGGTCAGGTTGCCTGGGAACTCGATGATGCCTGAAGCCGATGAGCCTTGACCGAAGAATCGTGCAGCGAACTCCTCCAACGCTTTAGCCAAACCGAGGTTCTCTTTGATTAGATCAATCTTGGAACGGCCACGCAACTCACCTGGCAAACGCAGTTCCGTGATATGAATCATGTCATCGGACTGGATGATGTCCCGTTGGTCGTAGATGAATATCGGTCTGCGCGTCGCCTGATCACGACTGCATTCAACCTTCTCAGGGTTCAACACCACCAACGCTGCAACACCTTGATCGTCACGCACGATACGTGTGAACGAGTTTCCGTTCAACAGCAACGACACCAGCACCTGTTGGAAGTGTTCGGTGCGAGTCACACCAGTTTCAGGGATGTCCAACCACATTGGTCGAGGACGAAACGCTTTGCGTTCTGCACCAACCCGAATGTAAGTATCAACAGGCAAAGTTGAGATTGAATCAGAGATGAGACGCACACAGGCGTACACCGCTTCAATCTTCAGAGAATCTATCTGGGTGACTGTGGTACCAGAGTTTGTTGATGTAGCAAATCCGTCACCTGAAGCAAACAACGATTGAAACGAAATCGCACGATCCTCGGTGCCTTGGTTCAGAAGTCGTGACAACATTTACTTTTTGACCTTCCTCTGACCGCGCTCATAAGCGAATGCGAACAATAGAACTGTGAAGCCGACAAAGATCAGCCCGATGGGTACCGACACCAAGAATACCCCAAAACCGATGAGTGAAACAGCGAACAGTTCTAGCAGGAAGATTGTCATGTTCCTAGACTACAAAGAAACCAGGTGTTGGTGCGACTTCCTGTTTAGATGTCGCACGATCTGATGCAATCGCCAACGCAATCGCAGCGTCAATCTTGCGCTTCGACTTACCTTTAGACAGTCGCCAACCTGACTCCGTTTGCCGTTGCGCAGCCGACAACACTTGATCAGTGAACATCGGATCACCATCATGTGCGATCACCTGGTTCACAATCAGTTCGTACAAGTTGCCACATGCTGGGATCATTCGTGCAGCTGACTGAGGGAACTCCACCATCACATGATTCTCCGACAACACTTCAGCCGAACGCTGGAAGAACGCAGGGTCATAAGCATTCTCAACCACGTTGAACTGTCCGTTGATGTCACGAATATGTTGCTCAACAGCAGACACATCCATCGCATTCGCATCAGGATGCCAAATCTTTGCGCGCACAACCACACGACCATCCTGTGGTTGAGCCAGAACCACAGCTATCGAGTCATGTTTCAAGGCCATATCCACACCAACAAAGGTAGGCAAATCAGGTTTCAGCTGCATATCTGACCGGCATAACTCCCAGGCACCTGCCGGTAGCCAGGACTCACCATCTGTGCGAACCCATTGATTTAGGCGATAGCGACGATAGGCCACCTCAGCCGTCTGGTTCATGCTGACTTCCATGTCCTCGATGTCCAGCAGCCCTTCAGCTAGGTTCGGGTTCGCAGCAGCCCAAGCTTCACGATCTGAAACTGCACAACCCTCTGGAGCTTCCCACCAAAAAAACCCAAACCGTTCATCAATCTGATCACCTGCGATAACCCGTTTGCCATAGTTGTAGAGTCGGCCACACAACGAGTCAGGGTCGAACCCTGCTGTGGTGATACCGATGATATGAGGGTCTTTTCTGGCACCTGAAGACAACGTGAGTGCGTTCCACAAGTCCTCATTGGGCTGTACGTGAACCTCATCAAAAATCACGCACGACGCATTTAGACCTTGTTGCAGTTTTGCGTCAGCTGACAACACACGGTAAATGGCACCAGTGGAAGGAATCTCCACCACATCTCGATACACCTTGCACACACCAGACAAAGCCGGTGACTGGCTGATCTGCCACTTGGCCTCGTTGAACACAATCCGTGCCTGCATCCTGTCACCAGCAGCTGAGTACACCTCAGCTCCAGGCTCACCCTCGATCAACCCATACAACGCAATGACCGAACCCAGCAACGACTTGCCGTTCTTACGAGCCAACCCAATCATGCTGCGCCGGTACCGAAGCAGCCCATCAGCTCTGCGCTCATACAAGGATTCCAGCAAACCCTTCTGCCAACCCGTCAACCTCAGCCCCTCACCAGCCCTCACACCCTTGCTCACATGCAAGAACGTCTCAGCAAAGTCGGTGACTTGTTGGCCGTCAGACCTCGGATACAGCTTCGGTGTCGACCACGCTGGACTTGCGTTGCCTGTATTGATCAAGTTCATTTGCCACCCTTATCTCTTGAAGACCTAATCTCGCTCGATCCGAAGGGGTGAAACCCATCAAACTCATCCAAGCTGTGTTCTGCGCATCCATCTGCTCGATCTGTTTTACAGCAGGATGCGTCACCACCTGACCATTCGGGCTGGTGTACCACCGGCGTTCGACATCCTCGCCAAGCCACAACTCCAGATCGGCAATCTTGTCGAAGTTCTTGCACAACCTGGTCATCAACGGAACATCGTGCAGCTCCGACAGATGCCGTCTCCCACCAGTCCACAACACCTGCCAGTAAGACGTGCCAACCAGACCGAACCCTTCCGGCACCGAAGGCACAACGGTCAAGTCCACCAGCGCAAGCGCACTCGATGACATCGGTTGAGCTTGCAAACCGTTCCGAATACGTGAGCCGTTCAAACGCTTGCGCTCGATTGGCATCGCCTTGTTGCCTCGTCCAACTCCAGTTGATTTTTCGGCCATGCCACAAGGATAGCCACCACCCCTCCACCGACCATGCGCATCTTGCGCACGGCTGGGCTCTTC